GCAAGCCGTCCGCGTCCGTGACAGCGGCCCCGGGCAGCGTCTCCGCAGCGGCCCCGCTGGGGACCGCAGCAGGCTTCGGGGACGTCGGCCAGGTGGCGGGCATCGCGGTGGCCGCCCCGGCTGGCACGCCGACGGCAGCGATCACCGGAGCGGTGTCCTCGATCACTGTAGCGGCCCCCGCAGGCACCGCTGCGTCCGTCCCCAACGCCTACGTCACGTCGACCCCGGCAACGGCCACGGTGGCGGCTCCCGCAGGCAGCCTCGCGACGTCGCCTGCCGGTGTGGTGGCAGGCGTGGCCGTGCAGGCGTTCGCGGGCACCGCCCAGTCGACCGTGGTCAGCCCGGGCAGTAACGTGACGGCCATCGCACGACTGGGCACGGAGAGTGTTTCCATGCCCGGGCCGGTGGCGGGCGCTGCTGTAGCGGCCCCGGCTGGCCGTACCGCCACGGGGGTAACCGCACCGCCAGCAGCCGTGGCCGTGGTAGCGCTCGCGGGCTCCGTGCGCATCACCTGCGCAGGAACGACCGCTACCGTGACGGCGAAAGCCCCAGCCGGGACCGTGGGCACCAGCATAGCCGGGCCGGTGGCGGCTGTCTCATCGGCCTCGGCATTCGGCGGCGCGGGCGCGGGCGCGTCCCTCACCGCACCGGTCGCTGCCGCTTCCCCGTCCGGCGCTGCCGCGAGCACGCTTACCGGGCAGGTGGCCCGCGTGTCCGCCGCCGCCCCGGTGTCGCCGTTCGTCGCGGGCCTGCTCACGGTAGATGCCACCGCTACAATGGAATTCGGGGCATGGGGCCATCAGCAGCGCCGTGTCTGGTTCGGATACGATGTCATCAACACGATGAACGTCGGAGTCAAGCCCGACGGGGAGCCGTAATGTCGATGCCGCAGATGCCCACGTACAACGGGGCGAACAACAGCGACGACCCGTTAGTCACGCCCTGGAACATCCGGGGCTGGACCGCGCAGGCCATCCCCCAGGACACCGTGGCCGTCACCACCGCCGCCAGCCCGTCGGCCCCGCTGCCGTCCAACCTGGTCTACGCCGTGGTGCAGGCCCCGTACTACGACTTCGACAACAACCCGCTGTCCGGCTTCCTGATGTTCTGCATGAGCGAGGCCATCACCGTCACCAGCAACGGCAAGACCTACCGGATTCCCGCCCGGTACGCGGGCCGGGATGTCAGCCAGTTCGCGGGCGCTCAGAATGCCTGGGGGTCGGGCAAGATATACATCCGCCATGGCCTCATGTCGGTGCTGCTCATGACCACCGACAACCCCGCGATCGTCACCGACTCGGGCAGCCCCCTGACCTACCATGTCACCGAGCACTTCCTGGGCGGCCAGCAGTTCGACATCACGCTTCCGACCAGCTCGGTCAGCCCGGTCGACCTGCGGTCGCTCGTCGTCTCGGGCAGCATCCAGACGTACAACTTCGACCCGACGAACATCGCGGGCATGGAAGTTCCAGGGTAACAACTTCCTCCATGGCAACCGTATCATGGTCATAGACCCGATGGCCAGTGAGGAAATGCAATGGCAAACACCAACGAGTACCTCGTTCTCGGCTGGAGCAACCAGCAGCTCGGCGCTACCGCTGGCCAGTCCGGCTACGCCCAGCCTGCCCCGGTACCGGCTGCCGCGAACGTCTCCACCGCCGAGCAGGCGGGCTCGAACGCGCCTGCCCCGGTCATCATGGGCGGCACGGGTGCCTCGAACAACCCGGCTGTCGACGTCCTGACCAACCCCGGGTACGCCAGCGGCAACGGCACCGTCCTGGGAGCGATCACCGCCCCGTCGGTCCCGGCCACCACGGTCGCGGTCCAGAACCCGAGCGGCCTGGCAGCCATCGTGACCATCACGGGCGGCACCGTCACCGCCGTGTCCACCGCCCCGTGGGCCGCCTCGGCCGGGGCCGCGTCCTTCACCACGGTGAACCCGGGCGAGACCTCCAGCGAGACCCAGGTCACCGTGCCCCCGGGCGGCTTCATCAAGATGACCTACTCGGCGGCTCCGACCTGGAGCTGGGTCACCACCAACTAGGAGACCGGACATGTCCTTCGATTCCGTCACCATCGCGGTGTCCTCAGTGAACACCGCCTTCTCGGGATCGCTGACGCCCCGGTACCAGTACGTCACCGTGGTCAACGAGACCGGTGGGGAGATATTCGTCCGCACCGACGGCCAGCCCGCCACCGTGGACGGGGACTTCTGCACGCTGGTGGCTAACGGCGAACGCGCGCTGGTGGCCAACATGGCCCCGCTGTGGGACCAGGCCAGCACCGTGATCCGCAACGGCACCAGCAACGCCCAGGGCCAGTGGGCCGGTGGCGGGGCTTCCAACCCCGGGACCACCGTCAGCGTGATCGCTCCGACCGGAGTGACCCTGGTCACCACACCGCCAGCAATCGTCACCATCCAGGGCGCAGGATAGAAGGAACCACCATGGCTGCACAGAACACGAGCCCGTTAGCCCCGACTGCCGTTCCCCCGTCGCAGGCGAGCACCTTCTACGAGGTCAAGGTCGGGCAGAACAACGCCCGGCGCGGGCCGATGCGGTTCGAGGAGGGCATCGCCACCGACACCGATGTCCCGACCGACTTCGTGGTCGGCGTCCGGCAGGGCACCATGCCCGCGCCCGGGCGACCGAACCACAACGCCAACGTGTACGAGAAGCCTGCCGCTGAGGTGATGCGCGAGCGCGCCCACCTGGGGTCGGCCGCGTGGGTGGAGGCCCCGACCTACCTGGGCGCGTTCCAGGGCGGGACGACCCCGGAGGCCGAGCAGCGGTTCATCCAGGTGAACGTCAGCGGCGGCAGCTACATGCGGCGCAACCCGGCCACGGTGACCGACTAGGAGACCTCATGGCAGCTCACGAGCACCTGAGCCGTGGGCAGTTCCATCGTCGCGAAGGACGGCCCACCAAGCACGAGCACAGCGCCTCCGACGAGGAGGAAAGCAGCGAGCCGCGCAAGCCGCACGTGCGCGTGCACCAGGCGCACCCTCCGCGCCCCCGGAGGAGCTAGTGGACGACCTGTTCAACGACCGGCGGCCGAGCGCCAAGCCGACCGACGACGACTACTGCACGCCCGTGTGCCGGGACAGCCTGGTCGACGCCAACGCGCGCATCCGGGCCGCCACGCCTGCATACCGCCTCGACGATCGCAACATCGGCATCCGCACACTGGCCGTACAACGACATCGGTCCCGCCGAAGCGGGACCGGTGACTTCCGATCTGTGGGGGACTACCTGGAGTTCCTCCAGGGCGCGGCTGGTTAGCCGCTAAACGTCCAGCGCTCGGTGGCGGGCGGAACCGCGCCCGGCGCGAGGACCCCGGTGAGCTGGGCGGCCCGGCCGTGGGCGGCGATGATGTCGCCGGACTCGACGTTGGCCCAGGTGAAGGTCGGGGGAGCGGACGGGAGCGCCGGGTCCGTGATGGCCTTGGGCGTGAACCGCTGGAACGCCGAGCCGTTGCAGCCCCGCAGCACCAGGCCCGCCTGGGCCGACGGCTCGCTGATGCACAGGCCCGAGGCGCGACCGTTCGGCGCGTACTCGAAGACCTTGGTCGTGCCGCCCTGGTAGGCGAAGGTGAAGAAGTCGGTGGCCGGGTCGGTGTTCGAGTTCGGGAAGCCGATGATAGGCGTGTTGACCTTGGCGGACTGGCGGAACACGTCGAACGACAGCGCGGCCGGGCCTTCGGCGTCGGTCTGGGTGCCGCAGTAGCCCGCGTAGACGCCCGTGGTACAGCCCGGCGTCGAAGCGTCAGCCTGCCCGGTGGCGACCACGGGGAGCGCGAGAGCGGCCAGCGCGGCGGCTCCGAGCACCCCCCGGGTGATGATGGTCTTGATGTTCAAGTGGTGTCTCCTTTTCCTCCCGGGGCATAGCCCAGAATGAGATGATGAACAGCAGCACCGCCGCTCCCAGGATGATGAGCAGCACTGCCACGGGCTACCCCCTGGGTGTCACGCTGATGTAGGTTCCCCGGGGGCACCACGGCCCGGCCTTGTCCTTCTTCGGCGTCGAGACCTGGAACCGCAGGCGGCCCGATGAGTCCGGGCCGAAGAACGCGCACAGCCCGTAGGTCTCGGTGACGGGCTTGCTGATGACGGTGGTGGTACCGGGCTGGCCCTGCGGACCCTTGGCGATGCCCGAGAAGTGGGCCACCGCCAGCGAGATCAGGACGGACAGGATCGCGGTGACCGCGTGCGCTAACGGCTTCCGGCCGTCGCCCTGCGATCCCTGGCTGAGCGATCCCCGCAGTCGGTGGCCGCCCCGGTCGCCGGGAATGGATTCTCCGTGCATGCAACCTCCTCTTGGTGTCGCGCTCACGCTACCGCAGGCCATGCCGATTAGCAAATGACGAAGGCCCGGCACCCTGCAAGCTGCGAACAGGCAGGGGTCCGGGCCTCCGGGCTCAGGCTAGCCGACGGTGACGGCCTGCGCGGTGCCCTGCTTGAGGAGCTTGCAGCCGTCGAGGATGTCGCGGTAGCTGCTGGTGAGGAACAGCCGGTAGCCGAAGACCGGGCAGTCCCACTCCGCGCCCTTGCCCGCGTTGATGAACCGCGCCCACACGTCGGACGAGTCGGTCTTGCCGTGCGGAAGGCTGTCGGTGTCCTCGAACACCTCGGTCTTGGTGCCGCCGTTGCCGTCGGCCCGGGTCGTGAAGACCAGGTACTTGTGGCTGACGTGGCCGCCGCTGTAGCTGGTCTGGTCGTCCAGCCCGGTGACGGTGAAGGTGACGTTCTTCTCGGTGCCGTACTCCATGTGCCAGCCCCAGAAGCAGAGCAGCACGATGACGATCGCGGCGAAGACGGCACCCGCCTTGGTGAACAGCAGGTCAATCAGTGCGTCCAACTGGTTCTCCCTCCAACGTTCTTGGTGATGCTCATTTCTACCATCCCAACTCCGGGCATGTCAACCGTTTTAAGGGATCTTCACCAGCATGCGCTCGGCGGGCTTGAGGCCCGGGTTTTCCCGGTAGGTGTCGATGACGAATCCCTCCTCGCGCAGCTCGCGCATGCGCCGGGAGAACTGCTCGCTGATCTGGTCCTGGCATGCCTCGCGGAGCTGTGCGATGGTGAACACGAACGGCCCGTCGGCCTGGAAGCGCTCGACCAGGTAGGCCCGGATCTTGGCCCGGGTGCTGCCTGCGGTGGCAGGTATGGCTGCTGTCATGGTCCTCCTCACGTTGAGTATGCCCTGTCTAGCATGACTATCCGGGACATGCAACCAGGTAGAATCAAAGTGACCCCTGGCACCGGCTGACTGGAGCAAGCATGGCATTGGCGTTCGTCAGCCCGTCCATGCGAGCGGCGGGATCAGACCTCACCATCAGCGTCAGTCCGCTCGGCCTGATCGAGTTAGCCGACGAGGAGTTCGAGGTCCACGGGCCACGCCTGACCAGGTACGCGAACGCGGCTGCGTTCTACCTCGGCCACCACTGGGCGTACCGGCGTCCGCCCGGCGAGCCCCAGGTCACCGCCAACTACGTGGCCGCCCTGTCGGACTTCCTGGTGAACTTCACCTTCGGCAAGGGCATCCAGTTCCTCGTCGACAAGGCGTTCGACCACATCGTCCCGGCCCTGCTCGACCGCGTGTGGTCGCAGGACAACAACAAGGACAGCCTGCTGTGGTCGATCGGCAACAGCGGGTCGGTCTACGGCGACTCGTTCACCAAGATCGCCTACGACCCGGCCTGGTCCGACAGCACCGGCATGCCGCACCCGGGCCGCTGCCGCATCCTGCCGGTCAACCCGAGCTTCTGCTTCCCCGAATGGCACCCCCACGACGCCGAGCGGATGATCCGGTTCAAGCTCAAGTACCGGTTCTGGACCACCAGCGCGGAGGGCACCCGGATCGTCTGCACGTACGTCGAGATCATCACGGACGACTTCATCGAGGAGTATGTCAATGACCAGCTTATCGACCGGCGTCCGAATCCGCTTGGCTTTATCCCTGTGGTTCACATTGCGAATAAGCCCGTACTGGCAAGCCCTTGGGGCCTGTCGGACATCCAGGACATAATACCCCTAAACCGGACATACAACGAGACTGCCACCGACATCCTGGACATCATCAACTACCACACCGCGCCGGTCACCATCATCACCGGGGCCAAGGCGTCGAACCTGGAGATGGGCGCGAACAAGGTCTGGTCCCTCCAGCAGAAGGATGCCAGGGTCGAGAACCTCGCGGGAGGATTCGAGGGGCTTGGCCCGGCGCTGGAGTTCCTCGACCGGATCAAGACGTGGATGCACGAGCTGACCGGGGTGCCCGAGACGTCGCTCGGCCAGGAGCAGGCGATCAGCAACACCTCGGGCGTGGCGCTGGCCATCCAGTATTTCCCGACCATGCTCCGGTACCACCTCAAGAAGGTGCAGTACGGCATCGGGTTCAAGAAGATCAACGAGATGGTGCTGCGCACGCTGTTCGTGTTCGAGCCCGACTCGGTGTACTTCAACCCCGACACCAGCGGCCTGATGAAGGACGGCCAGGTGCCGTTCCTGGACCCGGCCGACCCGCAGGTCTACCAGTGCGACATCAAGTGGCCCGAGCCGCTGCCGACCGACACCCTGGTCAAGCTCAACGAGATCCAGGCCAAGCTCATGCTGGAGCTGGAGTCGAAGAAGGGCGCGCTGGGCGAGCTGGGCGAGCAGTTCCCCGACGAGAAGCTCCAGGAGCTTTGGGAGGAGCAGGTCCAGGATCTCAAGATGGCGGCGGCCAAGCGGATCGTGGACGCCCAGGTCAACGCGGCCATCGTCGCGCTCACCGGCATGGTCCCCGAGGGCGCGGGCGATCCGGTCCAGGGCGCGGAGACCACCGAGACCGAGACCCGCAAGCCCGACGGCACCAAGACCACCCAGACCAAGCAGACCACGCCCGGCATCCAGCAGCAGCCGGGCCTGCCGTCGCTGCCCGGGCTCGGTGACCTCAGCGGCCTGGTCGCGCAGTCGGGCATGCAGACCATCAGCGACCTGGTGACCCAGGCGTACGGGACGAAGCTGCCGCAGCGGCGGATCATCGACAAGAACGACAACGACGGCATCTCCCAGTGACCGCCAGCGACCACCTCGGGCCTCAGTTCATGCGCGTGTCTGAGCTAGGCACATACCGCAGCGCTGACTACCCGGACAAGACCATGAACGACGTCCATGCGATGATGCAGGAGCAGGAGAGCAATCCCGGGTTCACCCAGTACATGGACCAGGTACGCGAGGATATCGGTGACCGTGGGCTTCAGTTCCCTGTGCAGGTTGACCGGGCCACACGCACGTACGGCAACGGCCACCATAGGTTCCACGACGCGGTGCAGCGGGGTCTTCGGCATCTGCCGGTGACGGAGAACGTGCGCGAGTCGACTGGCCCGGGTGACGGGTGGAACTTCCCGTGACCGACGCCGAGCGCGAGCAGGCCGAGCGCCAGCGCAGGCATATCGCCGCCGTGAACCGGGCCGCCAACCGTCCGCGCCCGGTGCGCGTCATCGCACCGGCCGACCGCGACACCGAGATGTTCGAGCGGCTGGGCTTCGCCATAGCCAAGGACGACCGGGCGGTCGACTGGGCAGCGCTAACAAGGTCCGGATAGCGGACGATACGATATCACCTATCGGGATTCATTCGCACAACATCGAAGGACCAGCATGGCTGACGACGACGGCAAGACCCCCGCAGTGCCCGAAGGCTACTTCACCGCCGAGCAGTTAGAACAGGCCCGGCGCGAGGCCATCGAGCAGGCCCGGCGCGAGGAGCGCGACAAGCTCTACCCGCAGCAGAACCGCACCAAGGAGCAGCTCGACGCCATGAAGGCCGAGCTGGAGGAGCTGCGCAAGGCCGAGCAGGCCCGGCAGAAGGAACGCGACAAGGCGGCGGCCGACGCCGAGAAGGCCCGCAAGGCCAAGGAGGAGGCCGAGCTGTCGGCCAAGGAGCTGCTGGCCCAGCGCGAGCAGACCTGGCAGCAGAAGCTCGACGCGATCAAGGCCGAGCAGGACGCCCGGCTGGCCGAGATCACCCAGGCCCAGCAGGTGCAGCAGGCGATGTGGGAGAAGGAGCGCGAGATGGCGGCGCTCCAGATATACATCCGCGACCGGGTGGCGGCCGAAAGCGAGCACATCGCGCCCGAGCTGATGGACTTCATCGGCGGCAACACCAAGGAAGAAGTCGACGCATCCATCGAGGTGGTCAAGTCCAAGACGGCGGCCATCGTCGAGGGAATGCGCCAGGCGCAGATCGCCCAGCGGGCCGGGATGCCCGGCGTGTCCCCGTCCGGTGGCGCTACCGCTGTCGTTCCCGGGCTCGACACGGGCGACCAGAAGCTCACCCCCGAGGACATCCAGGGAATGAGCATGGCTGACTTTGCCAAGCTCCGGGCCAAGGTCGGCATGGGCAGCAACGGCGGCCGGGGCATCTTCGGCTAACACATCCTTCGCGGGCAATCCTATACTGAGATTGTTCCGCACGACTAAGACGAGGACAGCAACATGGCAGGTGCGATCACCGGGACCAGCTTCTTAGCTGCGAGCCCCACTAACTACGGCGGGGCCAACTCCCAGCTTTCCCCGGCCGTGCAGCAGCTCTGGAGCAAGGAGATCCTGTTCCAGGCCATGCCCATCCTGCGCTTCGAGCAGTTCGCTGTGAAGAAGACGGAGCTGGGCGTGTCCCCGGGTCTCACCATCCATTTCATGCGCTACTCGAACCTGCCTGCGGCTGCGCAGCTCGTGGAAGGCGTGCGCATGCAGTCGGTCGCGCTGACCGCCTCGCAGTTCGACATCACCGTGGCCGAGCAGGGCTTCGCCGTGGCGGTCACCGAGCTGCTGCTGAACGCCTCCTTCGACGACGTGATGGCGTCGGCCTCGCGCCTGCTGGGCCGCAACATGGCGCTGTACCTCGACGGCTCGGCCCGCGACACCCTGCGCCAGGCGTCCTCGCTGATCTACGGCTACAACAAGCCCGCGCTGGCCTCGGCCGTGCGGACCCCGCTGTCGCCGTACGACCACGGCGTCCCGGCGACCGGCGCGGGCAACCCGGGCCTGTCCCAGGGCAACTACGCCCTGACCGCCGCCGTCATCAAGGACGTCGCGGAGACCCTCGCCACCAAGAACGTCCCCCGGCTGGGCGAGACCTACGTGGGCTTCGTCCACCCGCACCAGAGCCGCCAGCTCCGCGATGACCCGGAGTACATGGAGGTCACCAAGTACGCCGCGCCCGGCAACTTCATGCTGGGCGAGATCGGCCGCCTGTCCGACTGCGTGTTCATCGAGACCACGCAGGTCTGGAACGACCTGGTGTCCAACATCGGCGGCTCAGGGAACGCGCTGTACTACGACGCGATCTTCCTGGGCGACAACGCCTTCGGGCACGCCATCTCTCTCCCGGTGGAACTGCGGGACGCCGGTATCCTGGACTACGGTCGCGAGCACGGCCTGGCCTGGTACGCGATCTGGGGCCTCGGCCTGATCACAGATCAAGCGGTCCTGGTGGCCCGCACAAACTAGTTCTACCAAGCAACGGGCTTCATGTCAACTCCGGCATGGAGCCCGTTCGCATCTTGCCCGGAGTACCGCGAGAGGGTACCATAGAAGCATGGCAGCTACCGATCACCTCGGCCCCCAGTTCATCAGCACCAGCACCATCGGCAAGCTGAGCAGCAACAACTGGCGCGGGCACTCCGTGGACGAGTGGCATGACGCCTACCGGGCCGGGAAGCGCGGCTCCCCTGCGGAGAACGACGACGGCGACGAAATACCCACCCCCGAGTTCGACCGGGACATCAAGAAGCGCGGCATCCAGGAACCGCTGATCGTCGATAACGTCCAGAACCCCACGCACCTGATCGAAGGCCACCACCGTTACTCCTCCGCGAAGGCGATGGGACTCAAGAAGGTCCCCATCAGACAGCTCTGATCTCTTCGGCATGCCCGGTCGCGGTAAGATGGACAGGAACGATTCGGACAACGATAAGGGGCAACTATGCCGTCTACGTCACCGCGTGCCCAGACTTCCGGGCCGCAGACCCAGCGCAAGCGCCCGGGCGACCTGACCGGGGTCAACAGCCAGAAGTTAGCCGCCGAGCGCGACGAGGCCCAGGCTGCTGCTGCCGCTGAGGCTGCGGCGCTCAAGCAGGCCGAGCGAGCCGAGAAGGTCAGCACGGTGATCGACTACACCCAGGGCGGCATCACGCCCGAGGTGGTCGAGGTCGACACGCCCGACGAGCCGCACCCGGCGACCATGCGGATCAGGGTGAACTACCCGATCGAGCAGATGACGTTCGGCCGCGAGGTGCTCCAGGAGCCGGTGTTCAACGACGAGGGCGTCTGCACGCGCCCGGCCATCCTCGGCCGCCTGAACGTCTACGAGTTCGAGGAAGGCGCGCAGTACGACGTCCCGTGGGAGCTGGGCATGCACCTCAAGCGGCTCGGCTACGTGTACGACTTCTAAGCCAGGAGGCCGGAAGTGAGCGGTCAGTTAAGCCAGGTTGGCGCGCAGATAGCAGCCAACAAGATCGCGGGCAACGTCCCGCCGTTCCTCGGCACGAGCGCGCCCACGTGGGTTCCGGGCCTTGACTGGATCGACACCACGTCGGGGGCCACCCTCAAGACGTGGAACGGCGCGGCGTGGGTGGTCGGCGCGGCCAACCTCTACACGGCGCTGTTAACGGCCAGCCCGTTCACTTCCGGCTCTGGCGGCGGACCCGCTCAGACCATCTCGGACCTGGTGGAGGTCACCACGGCCGGGTACGCCCGGCAGCTCACCGACTTCGCCAACGCCTCGGCCGCGTACCCGGCCCCGGTGTCCAACAGCGGCGTGCTGACCTTCGGCCCGATGACGGCGGCGATGACGCTGGCCGCGCAGTGGGCCGCGCTGGTGACCCACGCCTCCACCGGGACGGCCGGGCTCCTGCTGTATTTCTGGCAGCTCGATACCCCGCAGCAGGTGTCGATCAGCCAGTCCATCCAGATCCCGATCGGCAATCTCCAGTTGAGCGAGTCGTAATGATCGTCACCAGCGACATCCAGTTCCTCATGAGCGCCCCGCAGGCGGGCGCGGGATACACCAAGCCGGGCGTCCCGGGCAACTCGCTGGGCCTGTACGTGTCGACGACGCAGCTCTCCGCGACCCTCCTCAACAACCTGTGGCCGGACATCACGGGCGCTCAGAACGCGGCCGACCAGATCGACTACCAGTGCTTGTTCGTCTACAACAACAATGCCGACCACACCATGATCAACCCGGTGGCATGGCTGCCGTCGGCCCTGCTGGGCGCGCAGAACAGCGCGCTGTTCGCCGTCGGCGCGGACCTGAACCCGCCGACCATCCTGGGCAGCTCGGCCGCGCAGGCCGCCGTCATCGCCAACCCCACCCAGGCCCCGTCCGGCGTCACCGCGTGGGCGTCCCCGTCGGCCACCAGCGCGGGCGGCGTCCCCCTGCCGAACATCCCGGCAAGATACTGCGCCGCCATCTGGCTCAGGCGCACCGCGTCAGGTGGCGCGGGGCTCAACCAGTTCACCGTGGACGTAACGTTCGACACGCTATCGTAAGGCCCGGATGTGACCAGCTACCGGTTATGGCCGTCTACGAACGGCCCGGCCCTGACCAGCTACAACGGCCCGTGGATAGGCGCGGTATCGTTCGCGGTCAGCGGCGGCGGAAAGTGGTTCACTGGCTACTGGCAATGGATACCCTCTGGCGGGGACACGGCCCCTTCGGGCGGGTTCAACTGCGCCTTATACAGCATCACCGGCAGCTCCGGGCCAACCGGAAAGCTCATTGCCGGGTCTACCATCACCGGCTACGCGGGCGCGATGACGGCCAATGCATGGAACTTCATCCCGTTGCCGACCCCTATCCAGCTTGCCCCCGGATGGGACCAGAACAGCACTGCCAGCGGCAGCGCGTACCTCGCCTGCGTCGGCTGGCAGGCCACGCATGGATTCGCGGACACCAATAGCTACTGGGGATCGGGCGGACCGGGCGCTAACGGCCTCATCAACGGCCCGCTTATCGGGTACTCCAGCAACAGCGGGTCGACTAACAAGGCACCGTGGGGAATGGCACAAGGGCTGTTCTCCTCGTCGAGCAGCAATCCCACGACGACGATGCCCATACAGGTAAGCGGGACGGACAATTTCTGGGTTGACGTCGGGATATCCGATACAGCCCCGGTAGGATACACGGGCAGCTCCCGGTTGTGGCCGAATAAGGCTGACGCCAACCCGAGCACCATCGGTGATGCGGCGGTAAACTACACCACCGCCATCGAGATCAGCCTGTCCCAAGCATGCACGCTGAACAACATATGGTATTTCTCCCCGGCCGCGAGCACCACGCTGGCCACTAGATGCGATGTGTGGAACGTCAGCACCGGCCTGTCGGTCGCGTCGATCACTTCCCCGACGTGGCTGACAGCGGCAGG